CGAGACATCACGATTTCCGATGTGAATGCGGTCGCCGCTTTTCTGCGTCGGATTCAGAAATCTATGGCAAAGAAAAAGAAAAAGTCGAAAGTCCGGTATTGACAACCGGCGCAACTGTGGCATCTTAACCTTGAGCACAGTTGCTACGAAGCAGAAAGAACGCAAGCACTATGAGACAGAATTGATTTTATTGCGGGGTAGAACAGTGGTAGTTCAGCAGCCTCATAAGCTGCCCGTCGCGGGTTCGATTCCCTCCTCCGCATCCAAGTGTGCCTGCCGAGAGCACTTTAACCTCGGAAGCGGTTTGCCCGAATAGGGGCCGATTGCGAATCGTAAGTCTCCGGTGTCGTAAGCCGGTATCGCGGGGCGGCTAACCCTGCAACTTCGGATGATGCGGCAAGCACCGCACTCCGTAGGTTCCGTCGTGCAGTTAGGACAACCGCTTGTTGAGCGGAAGACGTTGGTGAAGCTACAGGTGGGGCGCGTCCCTCCCGCTGCATACCCCAACCGGAACCATTACTTTTCTGATTGCTTCTGCCCACTCATGGGTCGCTCTCGCAAATACGCGAGTCGCCTTTGTCCGGTAAAAAGGGCGGGGTCAATCAGGGCCGAGAAACCGAATCTCTATGGCGGCTGGGATTCACTCAAATACACCGGACAGTTTTCCGTGGTTCGTCTAGCGGATAGGACACCGGCACGCATGAGGGGAGATTGTTCCTCCCTTCAACCTGCCGGAGACGAGGGTTCAAATCCTTCACCATGGTTCCTTTTGCGAGGCCGTCGTTTAACGGCTAGGACCTTGGGTTTTCAACCCGATGATGATGGTTCGATTCCATCCAGCCTCGCCATTTTTAATGGGGCAGACTAACCGAGCGTGGGTCGCCGGTCGTTGCAACGAGTTGGAGCATCGGGACGCCGCTGCGGCCAATGTGAGTTCGATTCCACACTGCCCCATCTTTCACTTTATGGACCGGAAGCCTGTTTGCTCAGGCGCGGGTATGGCGCATTACCCGGCTACGCGAAAGCTCGTTTGCAAACGACGCGAGTAGAGAAATAGTATGGCGGGTTAAATTCCCGCCTCGGCCCACCCTTTCATTATGCCGTGCTACGACCCCGAAACACACGAGTATCCGAAACGCCTCGCCGCGAAAGTCAACGGTCTGACCGACTTGCTCTGCACCGTTTGCGGCGTGGTGTTCTGCGACGAACTCCTCTACGAGAACGTCATTTCTCCCGAGCTTAGAGCGTGGTGGGTGAAGCATCAAGCCATCGACGCGCTGTGCGCCGACGCCCGCGAGAAGCATCGCCGGGGCATGGTCCTCACCGACTCGGAACGCAGCTACCTCTGTCGAGACGGCAGCGAATAATCTTATGCCAGAGAAAATCACAAAAGTCAAAGGCGGATACCGGGTGTCAACTCCCGGTGGCGTCAAAGCGAAAAACACAACCAAGGCGAAAGCTGCGGCTCAGGCCCGGCTGCTTCGCGGCGTCGAGCACGGATGGGTGCCGACTCGGAAGAAGAAATAGTTGCTCGCCCCCGACAGCCCCCACAAGAAGCTCGCGATGGAAGTCGCGGGCCTTTTGCATTCCGATAAATACTTCGACGCCGCCCGCCACGTCCGAGATTGGGCCGCGCAGTTCAACCCCGAACTGAAGAACTCGCCGTGCGACACGCGCCCGCAGGCTACGACTTTTCTCCATCTTCTCCTGCACTGGTTGCTCAACAACAACGGGCAGGAGGAAGCCGCGCAGCTTCTCTGGTCCCCGAACCAATTCACGCCCGAGCCAAAAGCTACGCGAGACGTGTGGGACGCCTTCGACAACGAAGACTTCATCCTGCTCATGGGCGCGGCGTCTCAGTCGAAATCCTTTTCCGTCGGCGTGAAGCTCATGCTCGAATGGATTCGGGACCCCGAGTTCACGACCATCAAGGTCCTCGGCCCGAGCGAGCAGCACTTGGAGGACAACCTTTTCTCGCATCTCGTGTCGCTCCATCGGGGCAGCACAATTCCTCTGCCGGGCGAAATCGGAAAGCTGTTCATCGGCACCGACCCGCGCTCGCGCAAAGGGTCCATCACGGGCGTCGTCATCCCGATTGGCAAACGCGCAGCCGGGCGTCTGCAAGGCACGAAGCGCATTAATCGCCCGAAGGCTCACCCAATCCACGGGCCGCTTTCGAGGATGTATATTTTCCTCGACGAAGTAAGCAACATTCCGACCGGAATCTGGTCCGACATCGACAACATCATGTCGAACGTCGCGGGCGAGGGGGACCGGGGCCTGAAAATTATCGGGGCCTACAATCCGTCCGGCTCGCCGGGCGATGAAGTCGGCGTTCGAGTTGAGCCGCAATTCGGCTGGCCGAAGTTCGACATGGACGTTCACTTCTCGTGGAAGTCCAAGCGCGGCTGGCACGTCGTTCGTCTCGACGCCGCACAGTCGGAGAACGTAAAGTTGAAGCGGGTCATTTACCCCGGTCTTCAATCCTACGAGGGGTTCCAGCAAATCATCAAGAACTCTGGCGGCACGAACTCGCCCGGCTACTACGCCATGTGCCGCGCCTGCTATCCGCCGATGGGCACGGTGCTGTCCCTGATTACGCAGGGCATGATTAACACGGTCAAGGCGACGCCGGTTTGGTATTCGCGTCCGCGCAACGTCGGCGGCGTTGACTTGGCACTCGAAGGTTCAGACAGCGCACAGTTCGCGCACGGTGAGTGGGGCATGGCGACTGCGATGAAATATCCGCCGTGCCTGAAGCATCCGACCGGGCACACCGTCACGTTCACCGACAAATCGGGACGGCGACAACCTCGCTGGGTCCTGCACCTGAAGCAGATTTTTCCGCTGCCGTCGGCGGACACGGTTGCCATGACGGCGGAAGTCATTCGGATGGCTCGTCTTCTCGGCGTCGCGCCTGCATGGCTTTGCGTCGATAGGACCGGCAACGGTCAGGGCGTGTATGATTTGCTCAAACACGAGTGGTCCGAAGAAATCATCGGCGTCAACTACAGTGAGTCGCCGACAGAGACGAAAATCATGGAGGAGGACACGGACTTGCCGACCGCGCTCTACGACCGCATCCAGACGGAGCTTTGGTATGCGCTCCGAAAGTTCATCGAGTTCGGCTACCTGAAACTCGCGAGCGAAGTTGAGACGGAGAAACTTTTCATGCAACTGACGGGGCGGCTATTCCGGTCCTCCGGCAAGAAGTCGAAGATTGAGGCAAAAGCGGATTACAAGTCGCGCTTCCAAGGGAAGTCGCCGGACGAAGCCGACAGCACGACGCTGCTCGTTCACGCTGTTCGCGTTGCCTCGGGCGTGACGCTGGGGATGGACATCGACAGCACCGACCACGGTGAAGACGACAGCGACGACTGGGGCGGCGACGACGGCCCGCGCATCTCCGTCGAAAACAGGTTCGACGACCTGTGACGGTTATCCCTTGACAAACTCCTCGCGCCGCCCCTCGGCTACGTGTTCAAGAACACTGACGGGGTGAAGTTCCGTGGCACGAGTTGGGCTACGCTGGCGGCGAAGGTGACGGAATACCGGACGACCAATGGTTTTCCCGTCGGCGACGTGATGGCGGAAATCATCGCGCAGGTTTGCAAGTCGTCCCCGAGCTTTTGCAGAGAGTCAGGGTCCGCGCCGCGAGTGACTCAGCCGCGCAAGGTGCGCCAACCTGACGCAGTTCAGCCGACGCCCGCGCCAGCCGCCCCCAAGGGTGCCATTGTGGCGCGGGTCACGAACTGGATTCATGCCCTGCTCGCGTTTAAACGCAAGTCGGCCATCGTCTATGTCGCGAAATCGGAGTCGGCCCGACGCCTAAGTATCTGCGCCGCATGTCCTAAGCTCGTTACCGTCAGCGGAAGCTGCGGCGGGTGCATGACCGCGCTCGCGCAGGCCAAAGCGGTGCTGCTTGCGGGGCAGGCCAAGGTGTCCAAACCCATTGCCGGGTGCAAAGAACTCGGCGAGGATACCGGCGTGAGTGCGTATATCGTCCAGCCAGCCTCCGGCCAAGCGTCTTTGCCCGCAAACTGTTGGCGGAGAGCCAGTTAATGCTGCTCCCGAACATCAAAACGGGGATTGCGTCGTTAAAACGCTGGATTCTGGCGGTTTTACGTCGCCAGCCGACCCTCGTTAGCGATGAAGTATTGGCCGAACGCCTCGAAACGTGTCGGCCCTGTAGATTTTTGTCCAAGCGGTCCCGGCAATGCCGGAAATGCACCTGCTTCGTGGACATCAAAGCAAATTTGAGCACCGAAAGGTGTCCAGTCAAGAAGTGGAAGCGATAATATGTCCGAAATGCCCGCAGAACGCAAACGTCTCCCCGACGGCCCCGATACCGGCAAGACCGGCAATGCCCAAGACGGCATCGGCTCGTCCACGGGCGCGATTGCGCCGCCAGATTTGACGGATTCTCTCCGCGCACGGTCCCGCGCCATCCGCGACGCCGGGCAGGCGCAGAGTATCTTCCGCACGCTCGACGAAGCCAGCCGCCTTCGCAACCAGAAGAACGCCCGCATCTCTGCCAAGTATAACGCAGAACGCCCCCACACGCAAGCCAGCCTCGAAGAAGACGGACTCGGCTGGAAGTCCAACTTTTCAACGTCGCCGCTGGTGATGCTCGTCGATAAAGTCGCCCCGCGTTTCTCGCAGGCCGTCGATGGCGTCAAGTATCTCACGAACTCCTCGCTCCCCGAAGAACTCCCCGGCCCCGACGGCAAGCCCGTCAAGGTGGAAGGCGCAGACGCGAAGACCGAAGCGTTTCGCCGGGAAATCACCGCGACTATCCGCGCCCGCGCCGGTTGGAAGGACTTCATCTCGTCCCTCGCGATGGAAAACGCGCTGTTCGGCTTTTGCGCGACTGCTTGGCTCGACGAGTTCGGTTGGTTCCCCAAGTTTTTCCGTCAGGACAACTTCCTCGTCCCGACCGGCACGAAGCAATGCACGTCCGGCGCTCAAATCGTTTTCTTGCGCGAGACGTTTCTGCTCCACGAACTGTTCTCCATGATTGAGGACAAGGAAGCGGCCACGGCTCGCGGTTGGAACGTCCCCGCCGTCGTGAAGCAGTTGAATCAAGCGGTGCCCGAACCCCGGCGCAGCGTTGACCACAACTGGGAGCGCGTTTGGGAAGACCTGAAGCGCGAGTCCACTCTCGGCACGTCGTTCGAGGGCAACGCTCTCACCGTCACCGTCGTTCACTGCCTCGCCACCGAAATCGACGGCAAGGTGTCGCACTATATTTTCAACCACAAGGATTTCGCCGAGCTTTTCACCAGCGAAGACCAATACGAGTCGATGTCGGACGCCACATCGTTCTTCTCGTTCCAGTTCGGCAACGGAACGCTGCACGGCTCACGCGGCATCGGTCGCCAGATTTATGCGATGGCGGGAATCCTCGACCGCTCGCGCAACGAAGTCGTTGACCGGCTGAACCTCGCCGGGAAAATCATCGTCAACGGTGACGAGAAGCATCTCCGCAAGTTCAAGATGTCGCTCGTCGGAAACTGCATCCTCATCGGCTCGCAGTTCACCGTCTCACAGGTGCAGATTGAATCCGCCGTCGAGCCATTCCTGCAACTCGACAATTTCATGTCGTCCCTGCTCGACCAGATGGCCGGGTCCGTCTCGCCGAAAGCAATCGAGGGAGAGCGCGTCACGAAAGCTGCCGT